ATGATTTATCAAGGAAATAAACCTTGGATGAGAAATAATAATTTCTTTATCAGTTGTTATCATAATGGATTGGTAACTAGTAAGATGAGAGAAGAAGCTGCTAAAGATCTTAGAGAAAATTTTTCAGAAACAAAAGAAGATTCATATATTAAAATACATACAAAAAATCATTCGTTTGTTTTAGGAATTACAAATGATGCACTTTTGAATTTATTAGAGGGAAAAAGTGTAAAAATCAAATCTAATTGATATGAGATATCAAAACAAAATAATTAAACTAAAAACTGATTTAGTTAAAACTATCTATAGCGTAGGAGACATTCACGGAGAATTTCTTACATTTGCAGATGATCTTGTAAATTCTTGCAAGGTTAAAAACTGTTGTGTTATTGTTTGTGGAGATATTGGTCTTGGTTTTTATTCAAGAGAAAAAACTAAAGAGTTTTTCCAGCGAATGCAGACAATGTTTTCTTCAAGAAATATCTTTGTCATTTTCTTCCGTGGCAATCATGATGACCCAACTTGGTTTGAATATATTGATGATGAGTTTGCTTCTGATTATCCTAATGTAATCATTGCTGAAGATTTTACAATTGTTGAACATGACAATGAAAATTATCCATACAAGATTTTGCTTTGGGGAGGAGCTATCAGTATTGACAGAACTATGAGAGTTCCTACTAAGAGCTATTGGTATGGTGAAGAGATTACTCCGCTTCCTGGGGAATTTGCAACGAATAAAGAAATCAATTGTGTTTGCACTCATTCTGCTCCAGATTTTTGTCTTCCTGTCAATGATGCTAATCTTGAGGGTTGGTATCTAAGAGATTTCCCTCTCAAAGATGACATTAAGAAAGAAAGAGAGACTCTTAGCAAGGGCGCTTACACTCTGTACAATGCTAACAGGACTACTCTTAGTTTATGGGTGTATGGTCATTATCACGACATTTTTTACAATAGCCCAAGAATGAATGATGAAATTGCAAGATTCTGGCCAGTAAGATTTATCGGTCTTGATATGATGAGATATAATTCTTATGATGTCAATCATTTTAATGAAGACAATTATTATATTTACAATAGGAAACATAAGAATCATCTTCTTAAGATTATAGAGTTTTAATGGCAAAGAAAAAAGAAATACTGAATAGTGTTGCATTGTTTGATGATGAGGCTCCTGCTATCAAAAAGCAGGAAGCCTCTAAACAAACTTCTAAGGCAGCCAAAAAGGAAGTAAAGAAGAAGACAAGTAAACCGTCAAAGGAAACTAAGTCCTCTCTAAAGGAGGATAAGAAACCTAAGAAAGAAACAAAACCTGTAAAGAAAAATGTTGATACAAATACTGCTGGGAATACTTCTAGCAGACGTAATAGCACTGGAAATAAGGGAAATACTCTTAAGAAAGAAGATAAAAAAGATGGAGGAAGAAAATCAAAAGGAACATCAGATTCTTCAGAAAAATCAAGAAAATCTTCTAAAGCCACTGCAAAAAATACAAGCACTAGTAAACAGTCAGCAAAGAAATCTGACAAATCTGTCAAACGTAGTAAAAGTGATATTGACAAAGGAACAAACAGACGAAATAAAACAGTCAGCAATAGTAGCACAGAAAGAGCTAGCAGAAGCACAAGCGAAAAACAAACAATTAATGACACAACTAGCACAAGCATTGTTGAAACAACAAAAAAGAGAAAACATAAGTTTACAAGAGGATCAGAAATCTGGCCGGCAAAACAAATCACAGAAAAACCAAAATTAGTAAGAGATGGTGAACTTCTTGGGATTGTAGTAGATGGTGAGTATCTTGAAGTTTCTCCTTGGAGTGTAAAGGATGGAATCTATCACCAGGGTCTTGACAGTAACTTCTTAGTGAAGTATCTTCATTATGAAACTGTTGCGACGAAATATGATGAATCCAATAAAGAGTTAGCAGAGATTGCTGACAAGAAAACTAAACAAAGTAAAAAGAAATGAATATTGCGTTAGTAGCTCATGATGGAAGAAAAGAGGAATTGATTGAGTGGGTAAAATATAATAGAAGTATGTTGACCAACCATAGGTTGTATGCTACAGGAACTACAGGAAAACTTATCAAAGATATCTCTGTAGAAGTTAGTGAATACGGTCACACAGTGCTTTGGTATCCGTTTGAAACGAATGTCATTTGCTTGTTGAGCGGACCTCTTGGTGGTGACCAGCAAATCGGTGCAATGATTGCTGAAGGAAAGATTGATGTGCTTATTTTCTTCTGTGACAATCTCATTGTCCAAGGACATCAGAATGATGTGTCTGCACTGACAAGATTAGCATCATTGTATAATATTGCATTTGCGACGAACAGGACGACTGCTGATATGATATTAACTTCACCGCTGTTGAAAGACTCTTCATATCAAAGAATTCTCCCAACAGCGATTGAAAAGTATAAAAATAGGACTTTATCTCATTAGTGAAGAATACGTCATATTGCTTCCTGATGAATAAGGATTGAACATGCCGCCCTGGCCAGAACTATAAGGAGACAGCTGACTTGCCGAAGAATATGGATTCAAAGGCTCTGCATAATCTAAGTTCGCCAAAGGACGGTTTTCTGGTATTCCATAATTTGCTCTGAACTCGGAATCACTTGTTTCCGGGTTTTCCATATCATACAACTCCATTAGAGCATTCATTGCATATTTTTTAGCATTGTCTTCAAGCGTTGAGAAATAGTCACTGAGCCATTCTATATAAGTAGCTTCATCTAACATTCTTGAAATGTGGTTGAACACTGGCATAGACAAGTCATCGTGACAAGCTATTCCTTCAATCTTTCCCTTGACGTATCCGAATGACTGCATCTGATTGTAAGTGTCTTTGTCAGACACGATTACACGTCTCATATTGACAAGTTTAGCTCCACGGATGCAATAGAATTCCTTATCTGCTTTCGTCTTGAAACCTGTCCTTCTTCTCTGCCTTTCACCAGGAATAGGTTTTGTATGATATGTTTTCAATATTGTTCCATCGTATGCACAAGGATGACGCATGAAAGTCTGTACGAATGACTTACCGTTGAAATTCATTTCAACCATCACTTTTACAGATTCTCTTAAGTCATCTTTCATCAAGTCATATGCAAGAGCTGCAGCTACATTTCCGCAATAAATTTCATCTTCACTGTTGCATTCATATTTTCCAACTTGAATATATCTGAAAGCGTCTTTGATTTCACAGCCTCTGTCGAAATATCTTTTCATATTTGCTATAGAGTTCGGGATGACTTTGAATATGTTGATTGTATTTGAGTCGGGAGTTCGTTTCTTGTTCTTAAATTTAGCTTCTTTCTCTGCTGCACCTTCTGCAAGGTCAATCAAGAATATGAACTTGTCTGTTTCTTCAATTTCATTAGGGTCGAAGTCCGGATGCCACTTGATGTTCTCATCGAAAAGATATTGATTGGTAGCTCCTATAATATCTTTATGAACGAAATCAACTTTAAACCTGTCCAAGAACTTCAAATCTTCTGCTTTCAAAAGCATCTTTGAATTTACATTGAATTGCAATTCAAATTCCTGTGCATATTCTTCATCACCAAAGTCTGCTCTCATCTTAGCCGCCCAAGCATCATCATGACCTGGAACTTCCCAATAATCAGTTCTCAAATTGACAAATGAATTTTCGTGATTGACTGATTTTGACCAAATATCATAGAATTTATTTGTAACACCATTTGGAGTTGAAGTGATAATACATTGTGAAACTTCAGATGATGACAATGTAGGATATACAGAACGCCAGAAGTTAGCAACAATATTGTCAGGAATGTGTGCGAACTCATCAAGCAAAACGCAGTGCAAGGTAAAACCGATAGATGCAGTATTTGTAGTTGCTGTTGAAAGAATTCTTGAACCATTTTCAAGAGACAATGTAGTCTTACCGAAACTGTCGCAACCAGGTTTCAAAAAATACGGAAGTCCTTTGAAAATATTCGTTATCTTATTTACAATTTCCGTTGCCGTATCTTCCTTGTTAGCTGCAACCAATATATTTCTGTGTGCATGGAATATTATCATCCAGGAGAGAAAACTAGCAATAGTGGTCGTCTTTCCTGACTGACGTGCTGCCATCCAGATTACGTTTCTGTTCTTTGGGCCAAAGTCATCAATCTTAGGAATATAAACTTCATCTGTGACTATCTTGATAATCTTCTCTTGGAAGTCTCTCAAATTGACCAAATTCATTCCATTGTCAGTCTGGAACTTGCAGTAATTCTTAACAAAGTAAATAGCATCATCATAACACTTCTGATATTCTTCATCTTCTTCAGGAGTCATCAAGAATGTTACACCAGGTGCTCTAAGGTCTAAGTCACGCATATAGAACGGGTCATAATCGATGTCATAACCCAATGCTCTGTCTTGTATAAGCTGGTTGATAAGATTAGTTGAATAAACTCTTCTTAATCGCTTTTTCTTATCTTCTTCTTTTTGTCTTTCTTCGTATGATGCTGCCATAAATTATTCTTTGTTCACCAACAAACCTAAAGCTTTTTTACCATTTAACAAAATATCTACCAATGCAATATCATATCCATGCCCAGAATCACCAAAACTTACAGTTACTCCAAGTGTAATATTTTTGCCTGTTTTCACATATGTTTGCAATTGTTCATTTATCATATCTTGGATTTTCATAGCATCCTTTACAGTATTGAATACTAAATACTCTAAATCTATTCCAAACTGCGGAGAACCTATGACATCTCCTGGTTTTGTACCAAGCAATACACGAACCTGCGTTATGACAGATTCTATATCATTTTCAAAATCAACAATTCCAGGCTCAAAATAAGGGTCTTGAAAATCTCTTATGTAAATTTCTTTTATCATTCTTCTACATATGTTGTTTCTTTTGCAGCCTCAATAGCTTCACGGTGTCTTGCTTTTGCTTTTGCAATCAAATCAAGAGATGATGTCACAAGAGTGCCGGTCGAAGCCGGTTGGGATGTGCTAAGAGTAAGATTTCCATTTGCATTCATTTCTTCCTCCTTTTTATCTCTTATTTCAAACTTCAAATCAAGATAAGTTTTTCTAATTGTTTGTTCAGTTCCTACTACTTGTTTATTCAATGCTGATATTTTTTCAGTAAGCTGTCCGAATACTTCAAAATATCTTGGCATAAGATTTCCCTTTGAAACTGTACTGACTAATGCTTGTTGCATCAAAGTGTTCGTTTCAACTTGCATATACAAATCAGTCAAGGTCTCAATATCTTGTTCAATCTTATCTTGTACATAATCCTCCTCCACCATATCTTCAGTAAGAATATGATTGGCAATATTAAGTACAGTCTTTCGTGCCTTCTTACGAAGGCCTTTCCTTATAGATTCGTAATTAAATTCAAACACTTTCTCAACTCCGATTTCAGAACCTGCATTGTCTATTACTGATTGTTGTGATTGAGCAGCAGGTGTCTGGACAATGGTTGATTGAGAAGGTGCTGGTGCTGGGCTCGTTCCTTCAATTGGAGTAATTCCATTTAAAAGCATCTCAAGATCTTTTCTATCTTGCTTTATAGTGCTCATAATTTATTGGTGATGATTTAATTTATTTGAATATTTATTTGTGGTTTTTGTTGAGCTGAAACTTGAATAAATAATAAAATGAAAATTATTTAGTATGCAAAGTCCTACTAATACATTACCAAGAATACACGGACAGGCTCCTGCTGACCTTTTAAAATTTATTGCTTATAAAAAGATTGCTGCTAACTTCGAAGAAGCAGTTGAACTTATATTAAGCAAGAAGCTTGTTTTGGGTGAGCCTATCGTAGTTCCATTTTATTATACACATAAGCAAATTGACCCTGAGACAGGAGAGCCAAGAAAGACACTTGAACTTGTTTTTGGTATTGGTTCAGCAGATGTTGACCATCCTTATATTCATTGTTCATTCAATAATAGTATTGCAAATGATGAAATTATTATTGATGATGACGGAACAAAACATACTTTGAAAGAAGTCTTAGACACTATCATTACTCAGGAAGATGTTGATGATGCAATCATACAAGCAATTGATAATGCAGGTATAATTGATGCGATTTCTAATAATGTTATAAATTCACCAACATTTAATGTTCAGCTTCAAGAAAAGATTGATATTGTTACCAATATGCTTACTTGGAAGCCGTTTCCAAAGATATAATTAGCTAACAATAGATACAACTACATCAGAGGAAAAGATTGGAAACTCTTTCTTCATGGTGATGATTTTTGTTTCCGGGGAGGGTTCGTTGAGAAATGCGCCCTCCTATTTTTATTTAGATAAATATTAAAATGATAAAGTATGTGAAATGGCTGAAAAAATAACAAATATTCCACAGTTTTATAAAGTAACAGCCCAAGATATAGTAGATTACAAAGCTCTTGATACTGTAGGTAAAGCAATCATTTTGAACAAAATTGCAGCAATAAAAGAAGATGCAATTTTTATATTTCCAACAAGTGATGGAACAAATGGTGAATCTATAGGAAGAGCTTCTGAATTGTTGAAAGTTCTCGGAGCAGTTGATGAAGCAAGTGGAGAAGTAGTTTGGGACGAACTTCTTGGTGCAGGTACACCTTTGAATTTGACAAGAAATGCTTCTCTTTCAAAATCAGCTGGAATTCTTGGTGCAAAGAAAGAAGTAGAATCTGATTTGGATATTGATTTAGATTCTGAATATTATACTATTCATACTTTGCATGATATGATTGTTAAAATCATGAAAAAAGTAGAAAAGGGACAAATCAGAGGAGCAAGAGGATTTCAGGGAGCACAAGGAGAACAAGGAACACAAGGTATAGAAGGTCCTCAAGGACCAAGAGGAACATATGGATTCCAGGGTACTCAAGGCGAACAAGGTACACAAGGTGAAATTGGTAGTAGAGGAATTGAAGGACCACAAGGTCCAGAAGGACCACAAGGCCCTTATGGAATACAAGGTGTTGCAGGTACTCAAGGTTATGAAGGTTCTCAAGGTTTGAGAGGAGAACGTGGTGAACAAGGTCCAATGGGAGCTCAAGGATTGAAAGGTGAACAAGGACCAGAAGGAAATCAAGGACCACAAGGATTAAGAGGACCTATGGGATTCCAAGGACCAACAGGTGAACAAGGACCACAAGGAGTAGTTGGCCCACAAGGTCCAAAGGGAGATAAGGGACCACAAGGAGATAAAGGACCTCGTGGTGAAACTGGTTATCTTGGAGACAAAGGACCACAAGGAGACAGAGGTCCTCAGGGTCATATAGGTACAACTGGTCTTGAAGGAGACCAGGGTCCTAAAGGACCACAAGGAGACCAAGGTGAACAAGGACCACAAGGTGAAAAGGGACCGCAAGGAGATAGAGGAACAATTGGTACACAAGGTCTTAAAGGTGAACCTGGTCCAATCGGATTGAGAGGTCCAGTTGGTCTTCCTGGTGCACAGGGTGAACAAGGACCACAAGGAGACAGAGGACCACAAGGAGTAAGAGGTACACAAGGTATTGTAGGTGCTCAAGGTGAATATGGTTCACAAGGTCTTGAAGGTACACAAGGTGCAGTTGGTACACAAGGATTTGACGGTACAAGAGGAGAGCAAGGAACTCAAGGTCTTCAAGGTGAGCAAGGAACACAAGGAGAAAGAGGAACTATTGGAGCAATAGGTCCAAGAGGACCACAAGGAGTATTTGGTACACAAGGAATATTTGGTACACAAGGTGTTGAAGGTTCACAAGGAGTTAGAGGTCCTGTTGGATTCCAGGGTCCTGTTGGAGTTCAAGGACCAAGAGGAGCAGAAGGTGTCCAAGGACCAAGAGGAACAATTGGTGACCAAGGAACACAAGGTCTTAGAGGTGAAAGAGGAGAAAAAGGTGAAACTGGTGATAGAGGACCACAAGGAAATCCTGGACCTATGGGACCACAAGGAGAGCAAGGGCCAAGAGGAGAAAGAGGTTACAGTGGAGAGCAAGGTGCTCCAGGTGAAAGAGGTCCACAAGGTTACAGAGGAGCACAAGGTGAACCAGGTGAAGAAGGAGCAAGAGGTCCACAAGGAGAGCAAGGTACTCAAGGTCTTAGAGGTGAAGTAGGTTATCCTGGTGCACAAGGACCTGTTGGACAAAGAGGAACACAAGGACCTCAAGGACCAAGAGGAACACAAGGTGAACAAGGAGCACAAGGAGTTCCAGGACCTGTTGGAGAAATAACAGGAGATAAAGTCAAAATGACAGGATTTAGCAATACAATGATATCTAATCCTACAATTTCTGAGTTAGACAATCTCTATGAAGTAATCAAAAAACTTATCTGGAGAATAGAAGACCTCGAATCTAAATTAAATTAAATTGAAATTTTATAAAATTGGGAGATTTGCTTAAGCAAATCTCCTTATTTGTTTTATTCTAATAAATATAAAAATGAAAATGTTTAAAATCTAAATGGCTATTGACTCATCACTTGTTCAATTTTATCATGGCTCACAAGGAGAATGGGAAATTCTAAAGGATAGCAGTATTTTTGACGGTGCATTTGTCGATTTAGGCACTGGTAGAGTAATGCTAGGAGGATTTCCTATCGGTTGGAAAGATGGTATTCAAGGTTTAATAGGTACTCAAGGTTTATTTGGTACACAAGGTCTTAGAGGTGAAACTGGTTTGTCAGGAACACAAGGAAACTGGGGTACTCAAGGTAGATTTGGTACACAAGGTGTCATAGGTACACAAGGTGTCAGAGGTTCTCAAGGTTCAATTGGTTCTAGAGGAGCTCAAGGCAACATTGGTACACAAGGTGTTGCAGGTACTCAAGGCCCTGTTGGCATACAAGGAGAGCAAGGTTCTCAAGGCTCAATAGGAACTCAAGGATTATGGGGTACACAAGGTGTTGTAGGTTCTCAAGGAAACTTTGGAACCCAGGGCAATATTGGTACTCAAGGACAGAGAGGTACTGTTGGTACACAGGGTGAAGTTGGTTCACAGGGATTTGAAGGTACACAAGGTGAACAAGGAGCTCAAGGAGAAAAAGGAGCTCAAGGAGATTGGGGTTCACAAGGTGTTGAAGGTACACAAGGATATCGTGGTTCACAAGGTGAAATTGGTACACAAGGTGGTGAAGGTACTCCAGGTACTCAAGGATTTACTGGTACACAAGGTCATTATGGAACACAAGGTACACAAGGTGTCATAGGTACACAAGGTGATTATGGTCCTACTGGTTTGAGAGGTACTCAAGGAAGTTATGGTACTCAAGGTTATCGTGGAACACAAGGTGAAGAAGGAACAATTGGTACACAAGGATTGACAGGTACAATTGGTCCTGCTGGTACACAAGGTGAGCAAGGTATTCAAGGTTCTCGCGGTACTCAAGGTTATGAAGGAGAAATTGGTCCATTTGGTACTCAAGGAAGTTGGGGTACACAAGGTTATGAAGGTAGCCAAGGTATTGTTGGTACACAAGGTTATATAGGTTCACAAGGACCAGAAGGAACACAGGGAACAATTGGTATTCAAGGTGAAAGAGGTTCACAAGGTTATGAAGGTGAACAAGGTCCTTTAGGAACACAAGGTTATATTGGTTCACAGGGTACTATCGGTACACAAGGTTATGAAGGTGAACGTGGTCCTTGGGGTACTCAGGGTACTGCAGGTACACAGGGTTATGAAGGTAGCCAAGGCATAATCGGTTCACAAGGATATATTGGTTCACAAGGTGACCAAGGAACACAAGGATATGAAGGAACACAAGGAACTATAGGTGTACAAGGTATTGAAGGTACACAAGGTCCTTTGGGTTCACAAGGTTATGAAGGTACTCAAGGTATATTTGGTACTATGGGTACAATTGGTACTCAAGGTATTGAAGGTTCACAAGGTTATTACGGAACACAAGGTTATATTGGTTCACAAGGTACAGTCGGTACACAAGGATATGATGGTACTCAGGGTACTGTAGGTTCTCAAGGTCATTATGGAACACAAGGTGCAATTGGTACACAAGGATATGATGGTGCACAAGGTGTTGTAGGTTCTCAGGGTTATGAAGGTGAACGTGGTCCAATAGGAACACAAGGTTATGACGGTACACAAGGTACGTACGGTTCACAGGGTCATTTCGGAACTCAGGGTTATCTTGGAACACAAGGATATGAAGGAACCCAAGGAACAATAGGTGCTCAAGGTGAAGTTGGTTCTCAAGGTTATTACGGAAC